GAACCTGTTTTGTCTTTTTGGTTCATACGGTATGGGCATTTTCATTAGTAAATCAGCCATTTTATTTAAGTTTTTTAAATTCTGTTTATTGTTTTATGATAAATATTATCAAATTTATTTTTTTTTAATATTTTCTTTTTATTCCACCTGCGGTTGAATAGGTTTGTAGTATGTTATCTGGTTCATCTTCGAAATGTTTTTTCATAGTTTCAACATTTCTTATGTCATCATCGGAAAAACCTAATGTTGGTTCAGGAATAAAATTGTTACTAACATCATTTTTAAAGAATGCTTTTTTTCCAATCGTACTTGAAACTTCTTTGATATACGATATGAACTCTTTCATTGCATTTATTTTACCCTCTTCTGGACTTGTTGCCGAACCTTCACCATACGAAACAGGATAAAATCTACATAAATCTAAATACTCATTCAGAATTTCCATTTTATCTTGGTTCCCTTCAAAACCTGCGATATCTCTATATTTTTCCAAATTTTTAACAAGTGACATAAATGATATACCATCTCTGTTCGATAAAATCAGATTGTAACAAGCCTCTCTTAATACGGTAGGAGTGTGTCCTCTTGCGGTGATTATTGCAAATATTGAGCCGTTATTTATAGCCTCTACAAAATCATTCCATGCTGGTCCCGTAGGTGCGGTCATTGAGTCTACAATAAATTTCCTATCACCCTCAACTCCAAAGTTCCTAAAAGCATTATCTCCGAAACCAACGATTGTATCCCCCTCATACTGAAAATCTTCTTTACCTATCATACTTCTGTAATGTGCAAAATCCTCAGTTGACATTCCGACTTCTTCGCCATCATCGTTTTTCAAGATAATTTTTGTTGGCATGTTCATAATGTTATCATCCCAATCAAAAGCATAATACTTCATATCGGGAGTTCCAGCCTCCGTAATCCCTTCGGACACGGAGACTGGTTTTTTATATATCCCTTTTCTAATCATTTTGACAATTTTTGAATTAACCTCTCTAATTGAGCCTCACTTACTACTATTTTTTTTGGTTTGGTCTCTTTTATTTGAGTTGTCGTTTTTTTATTTTTATTATCCATACGTTAGATGTTTTCGAATGAAGCGCCTGTCGGAGTTATGTAGAATGTAATATCTATAAATTCTAACGCTCTTGTAGGTTTAATATAAATCGAACCAACAAGTCTGTTATTATCCAAGTCTTCAGGTGTATTTCTAACAGTTACTCTGAAATCATAAAGACCTCTATCTCTTCTGATTGAATCCAATATAGGATTAACGGCATCCAAGAATTGTTGTCTTACTATATCGTCGTTTTGTTCGAACAGTAATCTCACGGAAACCGCAGAAATCAACTTACGTGCTTGTAATAACAATCTTCTTACGTTAATTCTATCAAGTGCCGACTGTGCGATTTGTAAAGTTTTATTACCCCAAATTACAGTTCCAACATCAGAGAAAGTTGCGATTGGATTAATTCTTCCTTCGTAAAGAACGTCTCTGTCTTCTTGAGAAAGTTTTCTTCTTGCTTTAACACCATTAACAAGACCTCTTGTATAACCCGCAGTTGCGAACCAAGGGAATGCGATGTTGTCAGTAAGTGCTAAGTTTCTTGTTACTTCCGCAGTTGGTGGAATGTAAAGTTGTGTATTATTAACAGTATCTCTCGTTAAAATCCAAGGATAGTATGTAGCAGTATAATTAGAGTCAATACCAGTATCATTTAGATTATCAACCGCCGATTGTGGGAAAATAGCGTCTTCCGAACTCGAGGAAGTTGCCACAAACATGTTAAAGTCAGGTGTTGTAGTAATGTAAATAGAATCCGCTCTGTCAATTTCTGCAATATTAATTGCCTCATTAACAAGTAACAAATTGTTTACATAATCAATACCAGGTGTTACAAATACGTTGATGTTAACCGCTTCAGGATTTGCCATAGTTCTCATACCTAACAAATAAGCATAGTAGTCAGAACTTGCAAAATCTACTGTGTTTTGGTCTACAGTGATTGGTTTAAACATACCAGCACCTGTCGCATTTGGATATCTCAATGATGGACACGCACCCCTTTTATAACCCGTACCACCAAGTATAAATCTATCGGTATTAGTTCTTGATTCACGGTATATATCCCATCCGTCAAATCCACCCGCAGGTGCTACTGTGAATTTTCTAGCAAATGTTCTAAAATATGGATTTTCTTGGTCGGTTGGTTCGGATTGGAATGTTCCATCACCTACGTAGAATTCAGGTGTTCCGCTTGTTACGTAGTTTGAAGAAATTGTAATAGCACTTGCCATAATATCCATATGGAAACCTCTAGTCTTGTAATTCCAAGTTGGGAAATCTTCAACAGTACAAAGTGAACCATCGTTTTGACCTCCTTTGTAATCAAGGAAAGTCGTGTCAATACCTACTTTATCAGAGACACCCAAAAATGTTCTTCTTACATTATCCCCGTTGGATGTTAATGAATAACCAGCACCTACAGGGGTGTTGAAAGGTGGTTCAAATATTGTTTCTCCAGGAATGTTGTATTTTGTTTTATAAATTAAGAATGGAGACTTTGTGTACGTTGTACCACTATACTCTCTTGTTGTGTATCCTTCGAAACCACAAGGTAGAGCATCGGTTGGAGCATCGAGATTAACCTCAATCATCACAAATTTTGATATCAGAGCATATTCCCCATCCGAAGAACCAATTCTCTTAGCGATAAAATTATTTAAATTAGGGTTCATAGAACACTGTGAATATTTTTCTATCACCACTGGGTTTTGGTCAGTATCGTAAAAATCTCTAACTAATACATCGAAAGTGTTATTAACATAAGACATATTTGCAAATGAAACTTTAACTTCTCTATTAGCTGAATTACCATCTGAAATGGTATACAACTTAAATAGTCTGTAAACAGTATTACCTCGTACTTCTGAAACTATCCAAGGTGTTTCAGGTGTTTGATACTTTTCTAAGTAATTTCCTATCGAAATAGTTGATAAACTTCTAGCGGAATTTAATTCTATCAAATCACAACTTAGTCCTCTGATATAACCTTTATTATATGAATGGTAAAGTAAGTTTGAGTATTCTTCTTCTACAAATAAAGGAACTTCAGATTTTGGTTTGTCAAAGTTACTCACACCAAATACTTTAGATAAGTTATTTGTTGCTGAGGTACTTAAAGAAGTTTCAAAATCAAAAGTTGAGTTGTTTCTAGTCAATCCCGATATTTTAAATGTTGAAAATGGATTTGCGGTTACTGCTGAGTAATTTCCTGTACAAACCATTGACACCTGAGAAAGTCCAGTAACTTCATAAACAGGACCATTATCACCTACATATGTTGCCAAACCTCTTGACCTCAATGTTGCTACAATTAAATTGTCATAACTAGTAAATGAAGTACCTGTGAAGTATTGTATGTTGAAGTCGATTGTACCAGCAAAATAAGATATGTAATCTCCTATTGCTTGTGCTGGTGTTTGGTTGACGTAAATAGAATATCCGTTGTAAGACCCATTAGTATTAGAGAAGTTTGCATAATACCAAGTGTCATTTTCTGAACTACTTAAAGTATTTGCAGAAAGTGAAATTGCATCAACACTGAAAACATTAGTTTCTGCAGTAAAAGATGAAAGTGTGTTGTATGTAGCACTAGGTATTGACCCCCAATAACTGATGTAATCCAAATCCACCGCAGAACCAGCTCCATTGTCTATCTCATATTGAATGAGATTTTGTAAAAAGTCTGTTATATCTTGTCTCAAAGTAGATGTCGAACCATCAGCCTTTGTGTACACAACATCCAAATTGTTGTCAATTTCAGCAATACCTGTGTTATCCCATTGGTATGTGAAGTCAGCTGCCTCTGTTAAATTAAGAGTGTCCCCTACAGCACTGAAAACTACCGCAGGTTGATTGTTAGTGGAAGTAGCCCCAATTGTTGCAGGGTCAACGTTTGCGATGGTTTTGATTGACCATGATGGTCCCGCATCATATCCTGAAAGACCAAGGACTCTTGATACGAATAATTGATTTGATTGTTGTAAATATGCTTTAGCGATATAACTCGCCTCATATTTAGGAATTTGTGTGTTCACAAATTTTTCTGGAGATGTACCCCCAAAGATTGTTTCGAATTCATCGTAGTTTGCCACAAAAATCGGTTCAAACGCCGGTCCTTTCAGTGTCTCACCTACAATTCCCAACGTTGTTACACCAACGCTTGATGCTACGAAACTTAAATCAACCTCTGATGTGTAAACCCCAGGAGAAACGAAAACTTTAGTGTTTGCCATTTTTTTAAGTTTTTTATTAGATTTATTATTTTCTCAATAAATATTAGTTCAAAAACCAAAAACTTTACTTGTTTCAAAATATTTATAAATTAGGTAGATTATTTTCTGCCTTTATTATCTTATGGATTCTAACAATGCAGACGTAAAAAATTTGAAGATTTCAAAGGAGGTTCATGATATTTTGAAGAAATATTGCGATAAACGAGGGATAAAAATTTATCGTTTTTTGGAGAGTATTATTCGTGAAAAGTGTGAAGACAAAAAAGACGTGTATGGTGAGAAATAAATAATAAATATGAATTCAATTAAATACATATTCTTATTTTGTATCACTTTAATTAGCCTCAATATTTTTGGTCAGGGTTCTAATACTTGTTTAGGAGCCGCCGCCAATCAAGTCACTTTACCTTTTTTCACAAACAACCAATCAACCTGTGGTGATTTGAATGATTATTCGGGTTTAAATGCATGTGCAACAACAACAAGTGGTAATTATTATGGTGGTCAAGACTGGTTATATAGTTTTACACCCTTACAGGATGGTCTAATTACAATTACATTAAATGATATAATACCAGCAAATAACGCATTTCCATCTTTATCTCTTTTAACATCTTGTCCTGGAACCGCGGGGGCTTGTTTGGGATTTGTATTATGTAACCAAAATCAAGGTGGTGGTACATTGGTAAGACAAGTTCAGGAGGGTCAAACATACTATGTGTTAGTAGATGGTTTTACTTGGTCCAACTTTTTTGCTAATTGTTTTCAATTTGATTTGACCATAAATTTTACTCCTGTAATTGTTCAACCCGCTTGCACAAATATCAATTTTAATACAGGAAATTTTAATGGGTGGTATGGAACTACAGGGTTATCAACTATGTCACCTACAGGTTCACAAACTCCAAATTATAATTCTAATTCTATTGGTATTGTTAATGGTAGACACACTATTATGACAGGTGGAAACGACCCATGTGGTGGATTCCCAAGAGTTGACCCACTTGGTGGCCCTCGTTCGGTAAGGTTAGGTAACAATAATGTTAATTCTGAAGCAGAACAATTAACTCAAACATTTATGGTGACCTCAACGAATAACAGTTTTACATATAGATATGCAGTTGTTTTTGAGGACCCTGGTCATAACTCAAATGAACAACCTTTTTTTAGAGCCGTATTGCGAGACCAAAACGGAAATGTTATACCATGTTCAGAATTTGTTGTTTCAGCGGCTGGAAATTTACCAGGTTTTTTCAACTCACCAACTTGTACAGGTGTTGTGTATAAGCCTTGGAGTTCGGTAAATGTTGATTTAACAAATTATATCGGACAATCGGTAACTGCCGAATTTACAACAGGGGATTGTAGTCAGGGAGCTCACTATGGATATGCTTATATAGACGCCGAATGTTCACCATCGGTTTTACAACTATTACCCGACACTATATGTGAAGGTCAAAGTACAACTTTGACAGCACCACCTGGATATCAGTCATATCAGTGGTTACCTGGAGGACAAACCACACAATCTATCACAGTATCACCATCGACAACTACAAACTATCAATTGAATTTGGTTGCCTTTAACGGATGTGTCAGTTCGGTACAAGTTCCAATAACAGTAACACCTTATCCTGTGGTTTCAGTTTTTACGAATTAAAAAAAGATTCAAATATTATTTTGGATTCCAAAGTATTATCGTTTTTAGTTACAATAAATTTTAAAGTGTCATTCGTACTCACTTCTATAGTTGTCAAATCGGAACCGTAAAAGTCATTATTAATATAAACATCAAAAGAGGTCACATTGACTGTATTTAGTAATGATAAATTATCTGATAAGTTAAATGTTTTTGACACCTCTGTTGTTCCTGATGGGAAAACTAGTTCGATTTGTTTTAATTCTACAGGTTCATTTGGTCCTTTTGTTTTTTTAGTGATTAGTCTACCGTCGGCTTCAAACACTTGAACCACTCTATTGATTGCAGGACTAACGGTAAACTCTTCTTCGTCTATCAAGAATCCCAACATTATGAACTCATAACTCTGAACATAATATTTTCTTTTGTCTAAGTCCATAACTGATTCATCACTGATATTATTCCATATGATAGGAATGTAATGTCCCTTTACTACCGTATAGGCTTGTCTTGATGCAAATTTTCCAAGTACCACTTGATTAAATCTATTTAATTCTCTCATTCTATTACACACAATTTTTACTTGATATGTAATATCGACAGGAATTGGTTGAGGTATTTTGTATACATCCGCACCTAATTTTTTTCCATCCCATGTTGGTACTGTTGCGTAAAAATATTGTTTTCTATTTGGTATGTTATAAAGTGTAGCAGGATTTGTTCCAAACTTAACTTCAGGGGTTCTTATAGTTGTAATAAATGGTGGTTTGACATTGAAATCCAAATCCACAAAATTCCATGTTTCTGTAAATTGTGCCCAACTCTGTGTTGTTATTATTATATCTACTGTTGGTACTGTCATACCTTCAACACTTAATTCCAAATCATTTTTTACGAAATCCAAAAATCCCCTATCTAAATCCGCATGTAATATAGATTTAGGTAGAAATGTCCCATCTTGATTGATTTTTTCCAACAACTCTTCTCTTCTTGGAAATAGAGTTTTCGGATAATTAAGTGGTATGTGTTTTTTTATCTTTTTTGGAAATCCCATCTTATAATCCTCTAAATTCGTTATCCGTTACAGGAGCGGCCGTTATTGTTCTGTAAAATGGTTTGTAGCCCGCATAAGTATGTTTGTTATCTGAAACAACACGACCATCATCTATTACGGAATAATATCTAACTCTTGTTTCTGATTCATAATATCCGATATAGTCACCAAATGCAATATCAACACCCAAATCTTGTAGATGTTTTGTATAAACAGATACTTTTAAATTACCAGGTTCGGTTTGTTCTATTTTAGAATTACCATAAGCCTTGGTCGTTGGAGCCGCAACTTGGACATATCCTTTAAATTCTATTGGTGGGTCAAACTGCACTCCGTCTTTAAGAGTTTCGCCATAGACATCGTCTTTTTTTGTTTTAACTCTATTGACACGATATAATACCAAAGTAAAATTCATGTCCCCCTCCAACCACTCTGAACCCATATCAATGTCCAAATCGTAGTCTTCGGCTCCAAAAAATTTACCTAATCTTGTAATTGGGA